TTCCAGAAGGGAGTCGGAGGGATTGGCTAATATCCTAAGGAGTTGTAATGGCTAACGCCTTTACCGGCACTACCGCCATGGCGAACCTTGTCCAGACCACGTATGACCGTGCTCTTGAGTTCGCCCTTCGTGCCCAGCCCATGTTCCGCATGGTTGCCGACAAGCGGCCTGTCCAGCAGGCCATGCCTGGTTCGAGCGTTGTGTTCGAGCTGTACCAGGACCTCGCTCAGGCGATCACCCCGCTGAACGAGCTGGTTGACCCGGACGCCGTTGCGGCCGGTAACCCGACCACGGTCTCTGTCACTCTGAACGAGTACGGTAACTCGATCCTGGTCTCCAACAAGCTGGACCTGTTCAGCTTCACCGACGTGACCGCTGGTCTCGTCAACCAGGTTGCGTGGAACCTCGTCGACTCTGTCGATCTTCTGGTTCAGAACGTCCTGGCTGCGGGTACGCAGACCATCCGTACCTCGGGTGGTGGCGTTGTCGGCTACGGTTTCGGCACCACGCCGACCAACCCGGTTGCTCTCACCGCGATCGACTCTGACTCGGTGTTCACTTCGGACATGGCCCGTCTTGCGGTGACCCAGCTCCGGACTAACAAGGTTCACCCGAACAAGGGCTCGTACTACACCGCGTACATCCACCCGCAGGTCTCTTACGACCTGCGTCGGGAGACCGGTGCTGCTGCGTGGCGTGACCCGCACAACTACTCGGCCGCTGGCAACATCTGGGCGGGCGAGATCGGTGAGTACGAGGGTGCTTGCTACATCGAGACGCCTCGCTGCCAGAACGTGCAGTCTGGTGCTGGTGCTGGCGCGACTCAGACGCGCGTGTTCAACACGTACTTCACCGGTCAGCAGGCTCTTGCCGAGGCTGTCGCGGAGGAGTTCCACACGGTCCGTGGTCCGGTTGTCGACAAGCTCACCCGATTCCAGCCGCTCGGTTGGTACGGCGTGGCTGGTTGGACGCTGTACCGCCCCGAGTCCCTGATCGTGGCTCAGTCCACCTCTTCGGCTCGCAACGCCGCCTAATCCTTATGGGGGCCCTTCGGGGCCCCCTGTTCCCCAAGGAGGAACTCTTGTCTGGGTTTGACAACACTTCGGAGACGGTTCGAGCCGTCACCGCTACGACCACTCTCACCGCCAACGACTATGTACTCCTGGCCGACCCGGCCGGTGGTGCTATCACGGTCAACCTTCCGGCTGTGGCTACGACTCAGCCTGGGCGGACCTACTGGGTCCGCACGACCGGTACGACCAACGCTGTCACTCTTGACGGCAACGCGTCCGAGACGATCGATGGTGCCACCACGAAGGCTCTGGCCTCTGGTGCGATTCACGCCGTGAAGATCGTGTCTGACGGTACCGCCTGGTTCACGCTGGCCTCGTTCTAAGATAAGGATCTCCCGTGGCAAATTGGATCTACTCGACAAACGTCGTAGAGGAAGCACCGTTCGCTTGGAACTCACTTCACGAGCGCTTCAGGATGCCACGGGGGATCTCTGTCCAGGAGATTTCTCCTGGCGTGTACGAAGAGATTCGATACTACTCGTACACCGATGAACTCGGGGCAGAGAACCTGCCCCAGAATCCCAACCAGAACACCGAGTTCTGGCCAGCCCCTTCTGCGGGGCTGAACTTCTTCCGTGGTGGCTATGAGCATACGGTGGATGACGCGGTTAAGGCCGATCTCATCGCCTCCGGTGTCGCCACTGCTGCCAACTTCACTCCCGCCCCGTAAGGAGAGCCATGAGTCACGAAAAGAAGAACCCGGCCAAGGAGCCGGTGAATCCTCTCTTCGAGCCCGCCTTCCACGACATGGAAGACTACGACCCGATGAACATCGGAGGCCCTGGCGGGGCCTCCATCAACACCGAGCACAACGAGAAGGGCATTCTTGAGTCTGGCCTTTTCCGTGTGATGGCCCACAACCCCAAGACCGCTGACCTTCAGGCCTCTCACCCTCGCGTCGGCATTTACGGATCGGACAACACGAACTAATGCCTCCGCGTACCCGCAAGGAAACCCCTGAAGCGATCCTGATGGTTGACCCCGAGAAGCCGATGCTTGACCCGAATCCTTATCGGATTCTCCCCGGTGCCTTCGTGCATGTTGTCACTCGGGGCGGAGCGAAGTACAAGAGTGCCGAGGTTCTGTCTACGGTTGACGGCCTCACGCTTCGCACCAGCCTGCTTGGCCCGACTCAGGCCGAGGTCACGTTTGTGCCCTGGTCTGCTATTGATGGCGTTGGTCTGATTGGCTCGCGCTAAGAAGAAGATCCTTGGTCAGAATTGCAGTTCGACCTGCACGACCAAGGATCATGAATCATTCGGAGCTTGCCTTCGGGGCAAGCGCCTCTCGCTCTCTCCTCACTTGAACGACACCTATAGTACGGCTCAGACCGCTTGGGACAGGGAACTTGACGCTTACGCTTACGCGCGGAGTCAGGGTGTGGAACCTGAAGGAACCAAGCAGTCTAAGATCGATGCCGCACTAAAGGCGGCTGAGTAGGGGGAACGGTGGCCGAACTCAGGGTCAACGTAGACAACCTTCCAAGCAATCCCGTCAACGTCACCGGAACGATCTCCACCACTCCGTCCGGTACGCAGAACGTAGCCGTCACTGGACAGCCGATCTCGGTGTTCAGTACGTCGAACCCGGCGATCACCGGTTCATACATCTACAGCATCAGCAATATCGCTGGCGTCGTGGCCGCAAATAACTTCATGTCTGTGCTCAATCCTGTCGGCAGCGGCAAGACGGTTGTGTTCGGTGGAGCGTTCATCAGTTCTGCCGCAGCAGGCGGTACGACCAACACCGAGCCTATCCGTGGTTATCGAATCACTACAGCAACTGGCGGAGTTCTGGTCAGTAACGCTACAGAAGTAGCTAAGCTCCAGACGTCATTCCCTACAAGCATCGTGGAGGTTCGGACGGGTAATCCGACGGTTACCCTCGGCCCTGCGGTGTTCAACTCACCTATGGCGAACGACAACGTCACCGACCCTACGCCGACTCACATCATCACCGTCCCGCCTGGCCCTGGTTCCTTCATCCTCGCTCCAGGCGAGGGGATTGTCATCAGGACCGAGGCTGGTGACGTCGATCAGCGACTCAACCTTTCAGTACTCTGGGCGGAGATCTAATGTTTGCAGGTTCACCCAGCGCAACCGAGATCCTTAATGGGTCTCGGACTACTACCGGAACTCTTCTCACTATCCCGGCTGGTAAGTGGTTTACCGGTAATCTTCAGATGACTGCCGCTGTAGCGGTTGCGGGAACCTCATCCCCTACCGTCACCACGGCTGGCACCAATGCGGCTCCGGCTGCTGGCTCCGTGATCGCCAGGCTGAATGTCACTGGACTCCTTGCCGCAGCGGCTGCGGATTCTCTTGACACGGAGATCCTGGTTCTAGCTCCGGCTGGGAATGACGTCACTCTGGAGTTCACTGCTGGCGCTGCTGGCGCCAGCTCTGCCACTGTTAATGGCTGGATCTACGGCTAACAAGGAGTCTCATGGCCACCTATAACGATCTCGTGAGCCGAGTGAAGCAGCAGCTTCTTGGTTACACCAGGGATCAGGCTTCCATCTCGTATCTCACGGCGCCTATGGGGGCCAGCGACACCACCTTTACCGCAGACCTTGACACGGTCAAGCAGATCTCCCGTGGACTTGTCGAGATTGGCGACGAGCTTCTTCTCGTCAAGTCCCGGGATCCTTCCACTGGCGACGTCACCGTCATGGCTGGAACGAGTGGCCGTGGCGTCGAAAGCACCACGGCTGCCGCTCACTCTGTCAATGACATCATCACCGCCGATCCCAGGTATCCGCGAGAGCGGATCAAGGAAGCTATCAACGATACGATCAACGGCGTCTATCCGGATCTCTGGGTATTCGGCGAGTACGAGTTCCCCTGGGTCTCGGCTCGTTACGAGTATCCGATTCCTGCGGAGGCGGAAGGAGTGTACAGGGTGACGTCGAACACCATCGGCCCTTCGGCCGTATGGTTTCCCAACTCTTCCTGGCGCTTCAACTCTCAGGCATCCACTACGCCTGGACAGACCAAGCCCACGCCTGCACCCACGGGCAAGACGATCCAGATCATGCGGGACTTCATTGTTCCCGGCCGGAACGTCCGGGTGATCTACACCAAGAAGCCGACGACGTTCACGAACCTGAACGAGAACTTCAGTGTCACAGGGTTTCCTGACCGGTACATCGACATGATCGTGTACGGCGCCTGCTGGCGCCTTATCCCTGCGTACGAAGCAGCTCGACTTCAGCAGTCTGCGATCGAAGCTACCGAGCGGGCCGAGCTTGTTCCTACCGGCTCCGCCTCAAAGGCGTCGCAGTACTACTACAACCTTTACCAGACTCGTCTTGAGGAAGAGCGCGATCGCCTCTTCCGTCTGTACGAGACCTACCAGACGTTCAACGGCTAGGAGAGACATGGCTATCAGAAACTATTCCAGCGTTGCAGCCGAAACCACTCTCCAGTCTGGCATCAACAATGTCAGCACCGTGATCCTGGTTGCATCCACGGTCGGCTTCCCTCCCGCCCCGTTCACCCTGGCTCTCGACTACGGCGCCCCTACCGAGGAACTGGTAGATGTCACCGGTGTTGCCGGTCTCAGCCTTACGGTCACCCGAGCGGTAGACAGTACCGCAGCCACGTCTCACGGTGCTGGTGCCAAGGTTCGTCACGTCTCTTCCGCCCGAGACTTCCGTGAAGCTAACCTTCACGTCAATTCCACTAGCGGAGTTCACGGAATCGTCGGCAACGTAGTCGGCGATAGCGATACTCAGACGCTCACGAACAAGACTCTCACGAACCCTGTGATCAACAGTGCCGCCGTAAGCGGCACGTTCCTGGGTGACATCGTCTTCAACGGTCTGAGTCCCGCGAATGCAGCATTCACCATCAAGGGTGCCGTTGCTCAGGGTTCTCTTCTTGAGATCAAGGACTCTGGCGGAGCAAACAAGTTCGTCGTCACCAATACCGGCGGAACGAGCACGGGTAACCTCAGCGTTGTCGGTACTGTCGACTTCACCAACGTGACTACGATCACGTGGGGCAACGCTATCGGATCGTTCAAGTACGCCTACAAGACTTCCGACACCACGCGAACCACTACGATTCTGGCGGCCGACCCTGACCTTACAGTCAACGTAGTCTCTGGCCACGTCTACGTGGTGGAAGCCTTCTTCGCCATCAAGGGCGACTCTGCGGGCGACATCAAGGTTGGCTGGACTGGGGCCCATACGGGCCTGTGGGGCCCGATCAACTTCGGTTCCAGCACGAGCACCGACTCGGGTTCTCCCGAGCTTGTGGCGAGCCTGTGGACCACTGTAAGGAACTTCGGCCTTAACGCTACTGGCACCACCAACTACGGCATTCATGTGCGAGGCACGCTCACTGCGGCGTCGACCGGATCTTTCGCCGTGAACTGGGCTGCACTTGCAGCCGGTACAGGATCAACCCTCTCGGCTGGCTCCCACATCAGGCTTCAGCGGATCGGATAGGAGCTGCTCATGGGAACGATGGTCAACAGGATTCCGTTTGAGATCGCTGGCCGTGGAAGCGGAAGCCAGGGACTCTACATCTCCACTGATCTCGACTATGACTATGCGATCGGTGGCCTGCCCTTCGTCTCCGCCATCAAGGACGAGTTCCCTTATACCGAGCGAATGGCACCGATCCGCAAGGACCAGTTCGACAGCTTCGCCGAGCCCGGTGAGCAGAGCCTTCAGGGTTGGTGGCTGAGGAGCCAGTCCACCTTTACGGGTGGAGCTGGCGTTCTGTACCAGGATCCGGATAACGACAACCAGTTCAACTACAAGTTCGCCGACTCTCTCGGAGTGGATCCCTGGAGCTCTGGCGACCTGAAGCTTCTTCGCAGGATGCAGCGAGTGACTGTCACTGGAGCTACAAATGTTCTGGTGCAAGGGTTCGTCGACCCTTCAGGGGTCGACGCGTACTGGCTCGTCACGGGCAACACCCTGGATAAGTACACCGATGCTGTCGGTTCCGCGATCCTTCTTGGTGGCACACAGATTCTGGACATCACGTCTACTGGTGCTACGTACATCATTGCTAAGACGGACGGAGTGTGGAAGGGCACCGATGCGGTTGCCCCCACCCAGCTCTACACGGACGCTCTCACGAACCCTGTGATCGAGTTCGTCAAGGATCGGCTGGTCATCACCAACGGCGTCAACGTGTATCAGGGTGTTCTCACGGCAGCAGCGGTTCCGCTGCCTGCCGCCAGCTACTCGCACCCTGACCCGAGCTGGCGTTGGCGTTCGATCACCGACGGACCCACGGCGGTGTACATCGCTGGTGACTCTGGAACTACCAGCCAGATTCACAAGTTCTCTGTGATCGACAATGCCGGTGTTCCTCAGTTCAAGTGGGCTGGTGTTACTGCGACCATGCCTGCTGGTGAAATCATCCGTACGATCTATTCGTATGTCGAATCGTTCGTGGGTATCGCCACGAACAAGGGCTTCCGCGTCGGCGAGATCGACAGCAATGGTGACCTGGCCTATGGCCCCCTGATCTTCGAAGTGTCGGGCGGAGCAAGAGGGATCGTCGGTAACGACAGGTTTATGTGGGTCGGTACCGGAGATTCCCACGATGGCGACTCGGGTCTTTACCGGATCGATCTCGGTAATGCCACGCAAGAGCAGACTTCTCGAACCGTGCGCTACGCGTATGCGCGAGATGTCTACGGAGAAGGAACCGATGGGCTCGTCAGTTCGCTGACGATGTTCGGCGCATCAGACCGCAAGGTGTTTGCGCTCAACGCCTCCGGATCCTATAGGGAGCACGCGACGGAGCTTCTGCCTAGCGGCTACCTGAAGACCGGCCGCATTCGGTTCAACACCGAGGAACCCAAACTGTACAAGTTCTTCTCGATCCGTACGCCAGCACCGTTGACCGGAACCGTTGCCATCTCCGTCCTCCCCGAGGGAGGAGGAGAGATCCCTTATATCACATACTCGGGGACATCGTCTTCTGGCACGAAGGATGTAGCTACGCCTCAGCCGGTTGGGCCGCAGAACTGGATGGGCCTCAAGTTCACCCTCGGTCGAGACCCTCTGAATACTGCGCTCGGTGGAGTCCTGAATGGCTGGCAGGTGAAGGCCCTGCCTGGCTCCATCCGCCAGAGGATCATAACCGTCCCGGTTCTTCTGTACGACAACGAGAGTGATCGGGCGTATCAGCATTACGGGTACGAGGGCTTTGCTCGCGAAAGGCTTGAGTCGTTCAAGAGTCTCGCCCGGTCCGGAGACACCTACCTCTTTCAGGAACTCGCTGAAGATCTCACTACCGAGGTAGTTATCGATGACTGGGAGTTCAAGCAAGACGGGCCACCCGCTCCTGCGGGTGCCCTTGGTGGAGTCCTCACCATGGTATTGAGGACAGTGGCAGAGTCCACGTAAGGCGACGCTAAGGCGTCGCTACACCCAGGAAAGGGAGAAGAATGGGTGTCGAAGCACTTATAGCAGCGGCAGGACTGATCGCAGGCATACTCGGTGGATGGGTTGGTGGCAAGCGTAATGCTATCGGCTCATCTGTCAGCATCGCGGCTGATACAGTAGAGCTACTTCAGGTCCAGGTCGAGGTTCTTAAGACTCAGGCCACCGCCCTGAAGGCAGAGAATGAGAAGCTCAAGCTTCGCATAGAAGCTCTTGAAG